TGACTTCTCGTGCTGTCGTCTGTAATCAGGTTATCTATGGACGCATCAGTGGCACGTTCCACTCTGCGGATGGTACGCCTGTAGAGGTGACCGACGAGCCGGTGATTGCTTACTTCAAGCGGTCAGGGTTCAAGCCTATCGCAGACTTCATTCAGGGTCTGACGAAGCAAAACAAACTGATGGCGCAGACCAGCATCTTGCTGCGTACGAACCGTCAGAAGAAGGGCAGCGTGACCTACTGGACGCCGATGCCTACGTTCGATAGCACTGTAGCTATCACGGACGACGATAAGGAACTGTTGGGAACTTTCGCGGAAACCGTCAAGGGTCACAACGAAAACGTAATGAATGGGCACAGGGAAGCATCTAAGCTGATGTCAGACGATAGCGATATCGATCTGGCTGCGGATTTCAAAGATGCTGACGCTGCTTAACATTCAGGACTACATGTCTAAGGCTTTGCGGGGGGAGACCAGCGCTTCCCCCGCAGGTCTTTCTGCGTTTGTAGACGAGACGAGACACTCAGTAAACAGGCAACTCACTGAAAAGCGCGGTGAGTATCGCATACGTATGTCCGGCTTGGGTCGCCCCCTATGCCAGCAAGTCCTAGAGAAGAAGGGCATCAAGGAGTCGATGCAGTACAATACGCTGTTTCGATTTATCTTCGGTGACATCACAGAGGCTATCCTCATGCTTGTCATGCGAGAGGCGGGCGTGGACATCGTGGATGCCCAGCGTCAGGTCGAACTGAAGGTGGGTGATCAAACGATCAAGGGCACACTCGACGTAATCATACGTGACGAGACCGGCACAGAGAAAGTGTGGGACATCAAGTCAGCAAGTGACTGGGCGTTCAAGAACAAGTTCACTGGGTTCGGTGGCTACGATGGCCTCAAGGAAGATGATCCCTTTGGATACGTCATGCAGGGCTTTCTCTACTCTGCGGCGACGGGCATGCCATTCGGCGGATGGATCGTAGTCAACAAGTCGAGCGGCGAGGTGGCTATGGTCGAGGCACCGGAGTGGCAGGATGAGGACCGTGCCAAATATTTGGCGGACGCTGAGGAGCGTGTCAAATTCCTGACAGACCCCGACGTTAAGGAATTCAAACCCTACCCCGATGAGTTCGAGACGTATCGCCGCAAGGGTGAAACCCTGCGTACAGGCAACAAGGTCTTGGCAAAGGAATGCAATCTGTGTGGCTTCCGCAGTCACTGCTGGCCGAAAGCAGAACTGCACCCCCGTGTGACATCACAGGCCAAATCGCCGCCACAGGTGTGGTACACCAAGCTGAAGACAAGGGAGGTGTAGGATGCCCTATATCTTCGTACGAGACTACGAGATAGAACTGATGGAGATGAACAAGGAACTGCATCACGTCTATGTCGAGTCTCACGGCGGCAGTGGCGGGGAGCGTAAGCTTGTTCGTCTTCGCATGAATGAGCGGGGTCTCCCCCTCACACTGCGCGACAACTACAGTGAGTTGGGTACGCTGTCTTCGGGTACCGAAAAGCGTGACATCACCACACTCGAATCTGAATTGCAGAAGATAGGAAGAGTAGCACACTCTGGAGCAAACGTATGCGTCCCACTGAATCGTTTGACAAACGAACTATCTATAATCGAAAAACTTTCCCCAAGAGTGGCAGGGTACGTGATACAAAGAATGGGGTCGATAGGAATGCAGATATGAAGCGTGGCAATCGCAAGGCAGGGTTCCGGTCTAACTTCGAGTTAGGCATAGCGAAAAAACTGAGTAGCAAAAAAATTCCATACGAATATGAGAGCCTACGACTTACGTACGTGCCCAAGCCCCGCACCTACACACCAGACTTTCATCTTACCAAGCAGAACATAATCATCGAAGCGAAGGGATACTTCGACAAGGGTGACCGTGTTAAGATGCTTCTGATCAAGGAGCAGCATCCTGACTTGGACATTCGTATTGTTTTCCTGAATGCACGGAATAAGATTTACAAGGGAAGCAAGACCACGTACGGTGCGTGGGCAGAGAAGAATGGATTCAAGTGGGCAGAGGGTTCGATCCCAGAGGAGTGGCTAAAAGATGACAACGATTGATGAGGGTGAATTCGAAAAGGCAACCCTGATGCCTAACCGCTGGTACATTATCCTGCGTAAGATCGACGAGGAAAGCTTCCAAGTGTCTGCGTACGATACGACCACAGACGACGACGAAGAGTTCTACGAGGCCGGTACGATTGTGACGAACGGCATGATGGAACTCCTAGAGTCTGACTTCGACAGAGTGATGGAAGCAGGCTTGGCGCGGCTGGCCTTCGAGAGTGTCAAGGAGAAGATGCTTGACGAGGTGGACAGCGACAACGGCCCCGTCGTAAAGCACGAAGACGGTACGAACATAGTCAAGATAGATTTTGGTAAGACGCAATGATCAAAGAGAACTGGACCCTCAACAACTATCAGATGCAGGCTCGTGAGTTTGCCATCTACCCAGAGGACATGAAGATCACCTACCCCACTCTGGGCCTAGCCGGTGAGGCAGGCGAGGTGGCAGACAAGGTGAAGAAGGTCTACCGTGACGGGCGTGACGACTCCCGGTTCAAGGGGGAGATAGCAAAAGAGATCGGTGACGTTCTCTGGTATTGCGCTGCCCTCGCAGATGATCTAGGGTTTTCTTTGCAGCAGATTGCAGAGATGAATATGTACAAGCTGAAGTCTCGCAAGGCTGCTGGTAAGATACAGGGTGATGGAGACAACAGATGAGACACGACGAATACATGAAGATACGCAACGAGGATTACTTGGGGGAGAAGAGCAAGGATGTCGATAACGTCAATCACCCGCCACACTACAATCAGGCAGGTATCGAATGCCTTGACGCAATCGCAGCGGCGACAGGCGACGGCTTCCAATACTACCTACAGGGAAACATCCTCAAGTACCTCTGGCGGTACAGATACAAAAACGGAATCGAAGACCTCAAGAAAGCACAGTTCTACCTAAACAAATTGATCGCAACAAAGGAAGATAACAATGAATAATATGCTACCAACAACCTACCAACAGTTTATCCACAAGTCACGCTATGCACGTTGGCTTGATGACGAGGAGCGTCGTGAGAACTGGGACGAGACCGTGTATCGCTATACAAACTTCATGGCGAACCACGTCAAGGACAAGCACGGCTTCGACATACCCCGTGACGATCTTCTCGACATTCACGATGCCGTGATCGGACAGGAGATCATGCCGTCTATGCGGGGCATGATGACAGCAGGCTCTGCTCTCTCAAGGGACAACATCTGCGGCTATAACTGTAGCTACATCCCTGTGGACAGCCCCCGCTCGTTCGACGAGTGCATGTACATCCTGATGTGCGGCACGGGTGTCGGATTCTCTGTGGAGCGTGAGAACGTGGACAAGCTGCCCGTGATCAGTGACGCTATGCACGAGACGGACACGGTGATACGTGTGGGTGACTCCAAGCCGGGGTGGGCCAAGTCTCTGCGCGAACTGATTGCGCTGCTCTACGCTGGACAGATTCCTCAGTGGGACCTGTCCGCTGTGCGTCCGTCCGGTGCGCGGCTCAAGACGATGGGCGGCAGGGCATCTGGCCCCGGACCCCTAGATGATCTGTTCCACTTCACAGTCGAACTGTTCAAGAAGGCACAGGGTCGTCGCCTCTTCCCTATTGAGTGTCACGACCTGATGTGCAAGGTCGGTGAAATCGTAGTCGTTGGGGGCGTACGTCGCTCTGCTCTCATCTCCCTCTCGAACCTCAACGACGATCAGATGGCACATGCCAAGTCTGGTGCGTGGTGGGAGAACGAGGGGCAACGTGCCCTCGCAAACAACTCCGTAGCCTACAAGGGCAAGCCGGAGATGGGCACGTTCATGCGCGAGTGGCTGGCTCTCTACGACTCGAAGTCAGGTGAGCGTGGCATCTTCAACCGTGATGCAGCAGACAAGCAGGTCGCCCGCAATGGACGCCGTGAGACAGGGCACATGTGGGGCACGAACCCCTGCTCTGAGATCATCCTGCGTCCCTATCAGTTCTGCAACCTGTCAGAGGTGGTCGTGCGTGAAAGCGACACGCTGGAGTCCCTGAAGCGCAAGGTGCGCCTCGCTACGATCTTGGGCACCCTACAGTCAACCCTAACCGATTTCAAATATCTGAGGAAAGTATGGCGGGACAACACAGAAGAAGAACGCCTCTTGGGCGTATCCTTGACTGGTATCATGGATCACTCAATTTTATCGAAGACCGTCGATTCCCCTCGTTGGCTCGAAGAGATGAAGCAAGTCGCCGTAGAGACGAATCGCAAGTATGCAAAGATGCTTGGAATCCCACAGTCCGCTGCCATCACCTGTGTCAAGCCATCGGGCACTGTGTCTCAACTCGTAGACGCCGCTAGTGGTATCCACGCCCGTCACAATGACTACTACATTCGTACGGTGCGCGGAGACAACAAGGACCCCCTGACACAGTTCCTCAAGGAGCAGGGTGTGTACAGTGAGGCGTGTGTGATGAAGCCGGACTCGACGACTGTCTTCTCGTTTGCTATGAAGTCACCAGAGGGTGCCGTCACACGGACACAGATGACAGCCATAGAGCAGCTTGAGTTGTGGAAGACGTATGCTGTTCACTGGTGTGAACACAAGCCGTCTGTGACCATCACAGTCAAGGAAGACGAGTGGATGGACGTGGGTGCGTGGGTGTATGAGAACTTCGACGTGGCATCGGGCGTGTCCTTCCTGCCGCATTCAGATCACACCTATCAGCAGGCCCCCTATCAGGACATCGAAGTCGATGACTACTTGGAGTGGCAGCAGGAGCGGGGCAGTCTGATTATCGACTGGACTGCACTGTCAGAGTACGAGAAGGAAGACAACACATCCGGATCACGTGAACTGGCGTGTACTGCGGGCGTGTGTGAAGTGGTAGACTTGAATGCCGCCTAAGAAGGAAAAGAAAAAGCCACCCCTCGTGTGGAAGAGAGGTGACGGATGGGTTCAATATCACCCCCATCCGCACCACCCCTGTTACAAAGAATGGATGGAAAAAGTTGATAAAAGTAAAGATAACTCCTGAGATCATAGCACGTGCCAAAAAGAAAGCTGCCACTGTAGGCAATCTACAGGGCAGCATCACAGGTAGCTTGAGTCATGTTGTCGGTGCGATAGGCGAGATCATCGTGGCTGACGCTATGGGTGCAGACCAGTCGAACACCTACGACTATGATTTGGTGAGGGACGGGGAGCGGATCGACGTGAAAACGAAACGCTGCAATACCCGTCCCTTTCCACACTACGATTGTTCGGTGGCTGCACACGGGGCCAAACAGGATTGCGACAGTTATGTGTTTGTACGCATCCTGACCGATTCATCGCAGGCGTGGATACTGGGCAAGATTCCGAAGCAAGACTTCTACACGAAGGCAACGAAATACCAGAGGGGCGACGTAGACCCCGCAAACGGCTTCACGTTCAAGGCCGATTGTTACAATCTACCTATTAGTGAGTTGTCTGATGTCAAACAAAGCGTCTCTGTTTAAGTTCGAAGCGAACCTCCTTACCAACGGGAAGGTCGAGTTGCTCTGTGAATCTGTGAGGCCCGAAGAGTTCGAGGGCGTGATCAACAACGGCCTGCCGGAGTACGACGGGGCACACTCCATAGCAAGCCTGTTGAGATACTTGAAGTCTTGGTCAGATGAGGCGATAGATAAGTCGGCCAGATATATCTAGCTTTTGCCCTTGCCGTCTGCAGCAAAGTCAGGAACCATCTTACCGGCTTTGTTCTTGACCATAGTCATTCCGCCGCCTGCCATCATCTTCGGACCCTGCATCATCGTGTTCTGCATCTGATTCTGCTGACCCTGTGTGGCAGTCATCATGCCCCCCGCTTGAGCCTTCTTGCGGGTTTTCTTTTTGGTGGTAGCCATGCCGCCGTACATCATAGGCTTACGCTTTGCAGCCCCGCCGTACATCATGCCCTTGCGCTGGCCATTGGTGTATGTTTTCATTTCTAGTCTCCTACGTTCTAGGTTTTATAAATTCAGGAAAGGCGTCTTCGGGTATAGTTTCAAGCTTTGCAGACTCTACGGACTCTGATACTGGTTCAGTCAGAATAGACCTGACTTCATCCGTATCTTCTACGCCTAACTCTATTAAGGCATCGGGTAAGTAATCTTCAGCATCGTACCCAAGCTTGCCAAATTCCGTAACAATGAATGTTGTAAGCTTTGCAGAGAAGACATCCAAGTCTGCCTTAGTCATGTCTTTTGGAAATTCCATAAAACGGTGCATGAATTTCGCACCATCCTTGTCCGTTGCTGCCATCTTCATAAGATCGATACCAGCCTTACTAGCCATAGAGACGGCAAGTTCTGCAGCCACGTACTGTGGGCTAACCATACCACGACGGATGTTGAAGGCACGGGATATAAGCTGGTTTGTTCCGAATCCTGATACCAAGTTTGTAATCGTAGGGTCGTACTTTGCCATTACAGAATCTGCTTTTAAGTTCATATAAAAAGCTATGTCTTGTAGATACTGGACGTGATCATCGCCCAAGTAGTCCGCTAGGTTTCGAGCCACTACATCGTTATTTAGGAACTTTGCTAGTTCCCCCGGTGTAGACATTATTTCAGCAATGTCTCCCCGACGAGTCTCACCAGCGAGAACTTGAAGACCGCCCTTCTGAAGAAGTCCATCCACAAGAAGCTGAGAAATACCTGCATCAATAACTTCGTCGATATCAACTTCAAAAGATACGTCCTCACCCTCAACACGACGTGTGATTGTGGTGGTTGTCTTAGTAGCATCGCCGCCTGACAGGGCTAACTTAGCGCGAAGTCGCATAGCATCTACTTTTCGAGGATCACCAGTTTCAAAGTATTCCTTTAAAAACTTAGCACCATCCTTGCCTATACCCGCAACATCACTCACTGCCTTTAGTCCGGCATCACCCACTGCAGTTACACTATTAATAGTTTTTTCTTGCCGATTGATTTCATTCTTTATGCGCGTGGCTGTTTTACTAGCTGCATCTCTTACTTCTTTATCTACTTTTAGGAGTGTGCCGAACTTACGCCCCTCGCTTATCATGCCCTCGAAGTCAACAAGACTCACGGTATCTGTATTGCCGTTTACCAGACGCACATTAAATATTCCTTGAAGGTCTTTTATTCCGTCCATGTTAGCAGGCAATATCTCAGTGATAGCTTCTAGGCCCTTCTCTCTGTCCAGTACGTTAAGTGTTTCCCTAGCCCACGTATCGTACACAAATTCTGTCAGGGCTGTAGAGATTGCTCCGTATACAGCCATGCTGTCTTTATCGGCTGCGTCAAAAAACAACTCGCCATTTGGACCCTTGTTTGCAAACTCTCCTAGAAGTCTTCGTATTTCATCCCTAACAGGTGCGCGGTTCATTGCACTGGGATTACGGGCTGCTGCATTTATCTTGTTTGCTAGTGGGCGAAGAAATGTGTCCGGACTCGTAGCACCATACCCAAAACGGAACAAGCGTACAAAGTCAGACTCTTCGCTTGGACCCACACGCTCCGTCAGTGCGCCGAACTTTTGCGACTTGAGGAACTTAGAGCCTGCACCATCCATACGCTGAAACCTGTCAAACCACTCAGCCTTGTATAGGTCAGCAGCAGCCTGCCACTCACGGAAATACTCAGGAGCTTCACTCTTTACAATATCAAGAAGTCGTCCCTCGTATGTTTCGTACTGGTGAGCGAGACGACCATTACCAACTCCTATGGCGTAGTCCCGGAATGCGGAGTACACATCCATAACTTCGCCGGGAGCAGCCTGAAAACCTGTAAACCCGCTCTTGTCCATATGATACATAAGAAGCTTGAGCGGTGTTACGTCCTTGATGTACAGAGCGTTCTTTGAACCATCCTCTAGGAATTCGATACTGGCATTCTGCATCATTCCGTCGAATGTTTCTTTTCCAAGAGAATCCGCCCACCGTTTTGACATGGCATTGAAGGCGTCGTTTACGCGCTTACCCAATGCTCCACTGAAAAACTTTCCCTCTGGACTGAAGAATGTGGACAGCGTTGCGCCACCATCCGGATCATCTTTGGCGAACTCGTACAACTCCTTTATCATACTGCCTATATTTATGGTAGTATTTTCTTTTTCTGCACGTGCATCTAGCCCCTTGAACCCTCGCTTGGCAAGGCCCTTAAATCGTGCCACGTTGTTCATTATAACGGTTTCAAAGTGTGAAGAAGTGAGAGCAGACCGTTTCTCATCCACACGAGACTTTTTTAAGTTTTCTGCCCGTCTTGCGAGGCCCTCGTTGATGCGTGTGCGAAGGCCGTTTCTATAGGCCATTTCATCAAGGTCTTTTCTAAGTCTTTTATTGACATTTACACCCGCAGAAACAAATTTCTCTAGTATTTCAGGTGTTACCTCTTGGAATGTGTCTTCCGTAGACATGTCGATTAAGTCTTCGATATTTCTGTTTAGCTGCGCTCCACCTTCAGCTATCCCCTCTTCACCCCGACGTATAGTTTCTTCTAGGGTTTGCATGTAGTCTTCCAGCATCTGCTTATCGTCGGGGTCTACTACATCTCTCTTAATCAGGCGACGAAAATTATCTAGGGCAAGCTTTGCCTGAGTAACAGTTTGAGTTTGCAATTCAAACATTGCTTCGGCTTCGTTTATTCCTGCCTCAGAGTTTAGGGCGTTAGAGCTAATTTTACTCAAGGCTAATTGCTGTGCTGATCTCATCCATCCCATGTTAGACATCGTGGCGAATGTTTCACGGAAGGCTGTGCTGGCTTCCTCGTACTCCGAACTATTCTCTTCAAATGCGTTTAGGATTCTGGCTTGAAGTTTTTGATACTGCTTCAAACTATCCTTAACCATCGCACGAGAGTCATCATCCAACACTGTGGACAATTTTTGCATGTACTTCAGGGCTTTTCGTTCAGCATACGTTAGACCTTTGCCGCCCCTTGACGGATGACTTTCTATCAGCTCGCGGTACTTGACCATGTCTTCATCGACAAGGACGCCTGTAAAAAAGTCTGGCCCTAGCGCAGGAGATGCAAGCACACTAGCCATATCCTGTATAGCTATACCTACGTTCGCCGCAGGATTTCCAAAGTAACTGTTAATACCTCCGCCTACACGACTAACAAGATTTATAGCAGTCGGACCACCTACAAGGTACGCTACGGCAGCTATCCCCTGTGCAGTCAAACGATCACCGTCAGTCAGTCCCTGCAAAAATTCGCCACCTAAATACTGGGCTGCAGCCATAGGCAGTGTTTCAGAGATTGTCGTTTTAATTACAGGCATACCGTCCATTAGTATTTTGGACTGAAAGCGTTGTGAAATTAGGGACTCTTTGTTTGTTCGCAGGGTTTCAATCTCTAAGTCGTCAGCAAACTTGTATATGTCGCCCTTCTTAAAGCCTGCTTCAGGCATATCATACGTCAATACTTTTCCGTCGAGAGTTCGACGATCATCTAAATCTGTAGATATACGTGCAACTTCATCACTTATGCGAGTAAAACCCTCCTGCGCTTTTTCTAGTTCTAGGGCATTTGCAACTGCACGTTTGTTGAACTTGAAAGCTTTATCCTGTTGTTGAAGTATTAGAAGCTGCTGTCCTGTAGGCAAATTCTCTAGACGCTTGGCGGTACGTCCACCCTTTGCAATAACCGCGTCGATACGGTTACGAACACGAGCAAGTTCCCTCGTGTCGCTAGCTAGTCGTGCCTTTGTAGTGCCCAACATCATTGCGGCTGTATCTATTGCTGCAACACCAAACTGTTCAAATTCTGTTAGCGTCTCTAGGCTTGCATTGAATACATTTTGTGCGATATCTTCTGTGACAAGCATACGCTTACCCCGCAGGGTTCCTCCGGTTGGAGTAGCTATTTCCTGCCCATCCTCACCAACTATTGCCGGATTGAGGATGCGATTCAATCGCTCCGGATCGTCAGCTAGGCGCACTTTTAGCTCCCGACGCAGGGCATCGTCCATATACGCGCTTAATGTTCTTATGCCTACCTCGTCGCTCAATAATTTGCGCCAAGATTCCTGTATCATTTCACGCACAGGAGCGTCTTCTCTCCATATCTTTGCTGCGGTTTTGTAGTCCATGTCAAAGAATGGTTTTTCATCACCAAAAGCACGACCTGCTTGTGCCATACCCCTTGCAGCCCACTCAGTTGCAGCAGTTATTGCGGAGGGCGTATAACTAAAAAGCAGGTCACTGCCGAAAAGAATAGAGCCACGTATGATGTTTTCGTTGAATGCTTCTTGAACACCGTCTGACATGCTGCCGGTGGATATTAGCTGAGTCATAGTCTCTTCGATAAGATCGGTATCATCCGGGGTAAGACCCGGCACGCTATCAAACTTATTGAGAACAGCACCCAGTATCTTCTGATTGGCAATGAATTTTATTTCTTGCTTGCTGTATAAAGCAGGGTCTTCTTCTTCTGTGACAGTAGGCTCAAACGTACCCGTTCCATACGCAGTTTTCGGCCCAATTGAGCGAGACTGGTTGTACACATCCATAAGGACATTGAGTTCGTTTTGTACGTTTGCTCTGAAGCCTGCATCATTAGACTCATCATTTGCGGCTGCTACCATACTTGACAGTGCAGTGGCATCCCGATTACCTACTCCCTCAATCTGACCCGCATTGATCCTCTCTTGGAATCCAGCCATGTCAACGCCAGATCGCTGCTGCTCAAGGCTCTCTTCCATAGACTCGCCCAGAGTACGACTGTCAAACAAACCTACTCGCTCATCTGCACCAGCAAGCGTTCCGGGTTCGCCCGAACTGAACGGAAGTGCGCTTTTGTCTAGGATGCCAGACGTTCCGAACAGTGCCTCACCAGTCGATGCTAGGGTAACTGGCTTGTCTGGCTCCGTAGCAGCAGGAGGCAACGCCGTTTGCGTGTTCTGATCTGTGTCTAGGTTCTGTGCTAGTTCAGCCATGCTTATGTGCCCTGTCCGCTTGGTACGCTAACGTCTGCAGATTGTGATTGTGGTGGCATGTAATTTTGTGGTATTCCGGGTGCGCTCAAGATTGAAGACAGCAGGTCCATGTCCGTTATTATTTGCATAGTTGTCGAATCGTACACTTTGCCGTTTCCAGCAAGCATGTAGGTTTGACCTCCGTAAGAAACTGTGCCTGCATTGTTTTTCATGGAGTACACCGGAGGCTCTATCTGATCACCCGGTGCGACAGACATAGACTCAGAGGCGGTCTGGAATCCTGCTGCACGAGCCAGCATAGTTACGGAGTGGTGCCCTTGAATTTGTTGCTTCTCTACGGATGTAACTGGGCCAGTTGAGTCTGCGTACTTTGCCATGTGAGCGTAACGATTTTTCTGTCGTGTAAAGTCATCAATTGCGTATTGTATACGCGCCTTCATTTGTTCCGGAGTATCCAGTTCCTCACCCAGACGAGCAAGCTGCTGGATGATATCTTGGTTTGACAGACGACCTGAAGGGTCTGCAGCACGAGCCATCTGAAAGGCTAGGGAGATGCGAAGTGACTCGAAGCGGGCGTACATTACGCCCATCTCTTCGGCAGTCATTCGTGTACCATCCTTCTTGAAAAGCCTATCCTTTTCAGCAACAGCCATACCGTCTTTTCTACGCTGTTCTATGCCTGCATTTAGCCCTTCAATATATTCTGTGGTCATATACTTTTTGCTATCGTCCGTACGACTCTCGCCCGTTGCGTTGTCAAAGCCCAACTCTCCAGCCCTACGGCTAGAAACGATCTGTGTATCTGGAGCTACGGAAGTAATCGCACCACGAGAAACGGCATCACCCTCGTCGTCTGAGTCGAAGAAGAATCCCAGTACGTTTTTAGCACGGGATACCGCGCCAGCGTACCTACTAACTACGGGAAGGGTCGTAAATTCATCCGCCATATTTCGTAGGGCAACCAATCCGGTAGTCTCACTCAACACAGCTTCGAGGGCTACATTAGAATCTAAAATCTTTTGGAAGTCGTCCTCTGTTGCGGTAGAAGAAATCAAGACTCGTGCCGCATGTAGTTTTGCGGTTGCTATAGGTTTAGCTGGTGTACCCCCGGTTCCCGGTATGCCGCCTGCTCTTGGACGGGACTGTGTTTCGAATTGTTGTGGCTTTTGATAGGAACCCAAAATGAATGACATTTCAACGAGGTCACCATTGGTGATTTCGTTGAGGTCTTTCAGCATTGCGTTGGCAGTATCCTTGTTCAGGTTTGCAAACGTCGTCGATGCTGTGGGACCAAAAAGCTCGTACTTGGCTCCGAAGTCTATAGTCGCATCGAAGAGCCTTTCCCTGTCAGCCTTGTTGTACCCTGTGAGTATATCCGTATACCCCACCCATGTGGCGGCGTAGTTATCAGTATTCGCGCCGAAGTTGTTCATCACTGTAGTTTGAGCCTTTGCGTGTGCATCACTCTTTGGCTTCATAATTTCAAAGCCTATAACATTGCCATCGGCCTCAACATTTTTTGAAGGAGTTGCACTCTCAACACCATCGTTCATTATAACGTATTGATCACCAAACGTGGACTGTCGGTTTTGATCAGGGTACAATACGTTATACACGTCATCGAACATCTGTGTCGAACGAAGCACTCCATCCATCTCCGGGAGGTCCACTTCAAATTCACCCGTTTTAAAGTAGTTATCTCTCTGTATAATCGCAGCGTTTGCCCGTATTATCTGCTCAAAGTCGAGGTGTACACTTTCCGGAGCGTTTTTAAACTTATCAGGATTCTTTTGAATTTCGGCAACTAGCGTTGTTATATTGCCCATAGCCTCGTTCGGATTGGCTGCCTTTTTAACGTCTGTATAGAAATCATATCTGTAGTCGTCCTGCCCAATGAATGATACTACTGCTGGATCATCATCGTCAGTTTTAGCTGTTGTCTTCAGCTTACCAATCAAGTCTGCCATCGCAGTGTCTGGAATGAGTTCCTCACCCCTCGTACCAAAGAGATCGATACCACCCCGCTGTGCATCCTGCTCACGCGCACTTGAGAGCATAGACTTTATAGCTGCTACGTTTTTATTGTTAAAGTCATCCCCCAGACCTGATGTCAGGACTGCGTTCTCAATAGTATCTAGGCGTGTCCGTTCAGCCTGACGACGCTCCATCTCACGGCCAATGTTTCCCGTGAAACCTTTGACAAGACCTGATGCAAGTGCTATCCCGATACCCATTGCCTATGATTCCTTTTCATCTTTTTTCATTGACATGAAGCTATCCTCTTTCGGAGGTTCTGGATCGTCTCCCCTGCGATAACTCTCGTTGATCTTTTCACTTACGTACGCAAACATGGCCGGATTATTGTTTTGCATCATGGAGAAGAAGGTCGAGTCGTCCATCTCATCCTCAGTTAGTGCGTTTTCGTTTTCGAAGAGTCGGTAGGGCACGTTCTCTTCCTCCGCAACTGATGCGATATACATACCTAGAGGTCCCTTGATGAGCAAGCCCACATCTGGTGAGAACCCACCCTCCTGAAAAGCTTGAAATATATACCCCTCTACAAGCGATTCAACAGATGCTCCCACCATCAAGAGCTTCATCATCTCCTCACGTACGTGCGGCACCTCTAGCGAGTCTACAGCCTCACGAAGAACAATTTCAGGATTTACTTGTTGTTGCGGCTTTCCCCACGGCCAACGCTCGTTGTCGGACGTGAGACCATAGCCGGGAGGTGCCATAGAAAATGGGTCTTTGGCTTCGATAGTGCCGCGCATAGGAAGTTCTTCAGCCATCTTTACCTTACCTTAATATCACCGGGTTGTTTTGTAGCTAGAGTTTTGCGTCCCTGCGCTGCGGTGGGGCGAGTGACGTACTTTGCGGAGAAGTCTTGCATCTGTCGGTTTGTACTTTCGGTAAGCATACGGTTTATCGCTGAAGATACACGAGGGTCGGATTGTACCAGTTGCTGTACGGGGTCTAAGCGTACCGAACTTGATCGCGCCGAACCCAACCGCATCTCTCCGATAGATCGGGCACGGGGAATTTCCGGAGTAGAGAACGGACCCTTCTCTAGGTTTCCTTCTTTACCCAGCAGGCCACTGCTCATAAGGAATGACTGCGCTAGGTTCATACCCTTGCCCCCGCCCTGTTGTTGGGGGGAACCTCCACCGCCTGTAAGTAGGGAAAGTCCGATAGGTATTAGGGCTGTTAGAAATGAACTCATCGTTAATCTGATCCTTTATTTGCGTACCAAATAGCCAGCCAGTTTCCGATACCGGAAGCTAGTTCATCTTTTTGTTGTTGACTGTATAACTCTTTGGTGTTGGCAAACTCCATAGCCATTATGCCAATCTCGTGCTGTCGCTGCAGGAACGACTCGTTTTTCTGAAAGTTCCACGCCGCATTGTCACGGTACTTTTGCCACAAGTTATTCAGGGAGTTCTGACTTGCATTGAACAGGTTCTGCGCGTTGATACGATTCGTTTCGTTTTGCACGGCTGTGGCAGCAGTGTTGACCTGTCTGCGCCACTGGACATTAGACTGGTCGATGGCGAACTGCATATTCGAGTTGAACTTCTCACGGTTGTCGCGCATAGCAGCGTTGAACTGCCCCTGTGCGTTGATTTCTCCAGCATTGAACTGGTCTACAGCAGCCTTTCTGTTGGCGTTTGCTGTTTCGACTTGCGATCCTAGTTCAGCAAAGAACTCCTCGACCTGCAACTCGTTCTTGGCGTTGAACTGTTGACGTGCATTCTCTTCGGCAGCGTCCTTGAAGACGGCCTGCGTGAGGGCATTGTATGAAAGAGTATCAGCCTTCTGTTGTGAATCGAGATTCTTTGTCTCTGTGGCCAGTAACAACTGTGCGTTTGTTACCGCGCTTTGCAGACGAGCAGACAGATTCGCCTTGTCCATACCAGCGATCTGTGCGGCGTTAGCTAGGGCTGTCTGCTGTTGATTGTTCAGATTTTGTAACTGTATCGTGGCGTACTTGTTTGCATCCTGTGCAGCGATAACAACGCCCGACTCCATAACAGCCTGTGTCATAGCCGCTGCAGCCATAGACGAGGCACCCAAGCCACGTGCCTGCATAACACCGGCTACCTTGCGTACGGCAGGTGCGGCCCATGCTGGCATAGGCTTGCCCTCTTCGATGCTGCCAAGCAACTCGCCAAGCTGATATTGGACAGTGGCGCGTTGGTCGAGTTCCTGTGTGGCAGCAGTAGCCATCGCTCCCTGAGACAACGTACCCTGTACTTGGGCCATGTCAATTTCTGGTGCTGCGCCTATCTGTGCCGCATCCATCGTTGTGATCTGCGGAGCTATTTGTTGTGTTGACGCTACTTGTCCTAGATCAGCCGAAGCTGTGGGGGCTGTCACTTGAATCCCTGTTGTAGGAGCAATCGCGGTAGGGGCTGTTACATTTCCCACGAGTTGAGTACCAGCAGTAGACTGTATCTCTTCATCCTCAACTGTAGGTAGAACAGCAGTTACTTGCGGTACACCTGTACTCTCACCCGCCGCTACCTCGCCTATCTGATTCATAAGGTCTGCGTCGGTGGATATTTTATTTACGTCAGACATACTAATTCATTCCCATAAATACTGTAACTACCATAGCAACCACCATCACCGTGCTACCCATTATCATTGCTTCCAGCCGCCACATGCGCTTGTCTAGTGCTTCCAGTTTTTCTTGCACAGAAGCGTACCGAATGGCGCACTCCTTCTCGTGTGCCTCAAGTTCCATCTGGGTTTTGAGTACGGGTTCCATCGCCAGTTTCATCAGTCGGCGTCAGCTATGGTCAATATGCCGTCATCTACTTTAGCCTGAATGTCATCAGGCAAACTAGATTGATTAGCTGACAACCAAGACTGAAACTCTGGGTCGTGTGCAAGACAGGTCCGACGCACCAAACCATCAGCATCTGTGCGTTGGTAGATTACCTCGTTATCTTCGTTTGTTTTCATAACAGAATAAGACATTTACAACTCCGCACTTACGCCAATATACCCTGACGCATTTACTATTCTATAGTTATATGTTCCAGTAGCACTATTCAGTGAACTAAATGTTAAATCAATTGCACAGGTAGTTTTACTTGAACTACCTCTGATAGCGGGAACAGCACTACAAACTTGTGTAGCTCCATTACCCCATGACCCGTAATGTGCGGCTGTGCCACTTTGGTCAATGGCGGTTGGAGCAGCCCTCATTTCAACGGGCAATGGTAACATTGCCATAGCTGCTGTAGTAGTATATACACCGCCAGCAGCAAAGTAATTATTGTCTCCGTTATAATTTATTCTGAAATAATACCTCTGACACCTAGCCAACTCATCCGCAAATGACCGATGCTCAAACGGCGTGGCCTGTTCGCCAAGTTCCATCTGGACTCCGGTGATAAACAATTCGTTGTCAGTGCTAGAAAAGAATGAATCAATACCTGCGGCCCTGTCAGCGTTGCTCTGCGCTTTCCATGTACTAGCATTGTATGTGCCGCTGCTATAGGTAGAACCCCCATGAAGCCACATATTAAGATACAGACCTACTGCATTGTCGTTTGCGACTGTACCACTTGTGTCGCCGGGAAATGTAATGGAGAAGCGTTGCCAAGAAGTTGTTACATCAAACTGCTGCTGAATAATGCGGGAGTTTTCAGCGTCTTGGATTTCTAACATGTATTTTTTAGCCGTTCCTTTAGCATAAAAAGATACAGTTACAGCTTTTGCTGACGATGTTCCTTTAGCGAGTTGCTGAAGATTTTGTCCTTCTATTCTTTGTTGAATTGTAAACGCCTCACCAGCAGCTATTGAAGTATCAGCAGTTGTGCAGTCTAGTTTGTGTGCAAATCCAAACCCCGGTAAATCTGTTATAGCTGCCTGTGAAGCAGTAAACCTTCCGGCAGTTGCGTCACCACCATTAAGACCATACCTAAATCTGTCCAAGACTTTGTATGTGTCGCCAGTGCCACCAATGCCTGTTGCTGACGTAGCCCTTTGACTGACCTGCATCGCACCGTTGATAACAAGGTTCCTGTTCGACAACGCCGTCTGCGAACCAATCAGTGCGGCGAGTTCTGCTGCCTTGCTCATGCGAGGTCTCCCGTGGCTGTGAAGCGAGTATATGCCTCGTCATACTGACTTCCGTCATTACTCGCCCGTGTCTCCAAATCCTGACTACCTGCTGCTGGTGTGTTCAACCGAACATTTGCGTTAGAATTACTTGAGCCGCCAGCACCCGATGCACTGTAGTTTGCGTTACCAAAGTTTGAAGAATAACTGGGTGTGTAGCTTCCAGTGCCGTTGTCTACAACGCCGCTGATGTTGAAGCTGTCACGCAAGGCGATAGTTCCTGTGCCATTCAAAGACATCCACGCTTTTGCTGTACCCTCTGCGACATACGACATGCCAATGCTGTTGTTCCCGCTGGCATCTTTGAGGGTGTTTACTCTCAGTTCACTAGCCATTATGCGAGGTCTCCCTTAATATCTAGACCAGCAATGGTGCAATCTCTTGTGTTCCCATCCGGTGAAAAAGAAATAAACTCTACAGTGGATGCAGAGTGGCTGTGACACATGGCTCCTGTGCCATTGTTATTAACTGCACCAGTGCTGTCTGTTTCCTTAGCAGTTCCAGTTGCACAGAAGTCTGTGTTGCCCATGTTAGCAGTAAAAGTA